TGGTCAACTATGAGAACTCTTGGAAAGACCTTGAAGTTTCTTATAATGCTGACAATCTGGTTACTCAATACCTCGTTACGTATGTAAATGCTGACGATAAAAACAGTATTTTATTTACAACTTATGTGGATAGAGGCTCTACACCGCCTGACCCATATGCAGATGGCTGGATTGAGAAGCCTACTTTGGAAAGCGATGCACAATATGATTACTCATTCGGTACAGAAACCGGTGGTGTATATGATGTTGGTAGCGGTTGGTCTGATATTACCGAAACTTTAACAAGCGACAGAACTGTAACGGCTGTATATACAAAAACAGTTCGTGAATATACTGTTACTTGGTATTCAAGAGAGGGACTTTCTCTTGGTTCAAAGAAAGCAACATATGGCAGCGAAGTCGTATATGATGGTGCAATTCCAACTCGTACAGATGAAGAATCTATCCTCGTATATAACTTGTTTAAAGGATGGGATAAATCTACTGGATATATTACCGGTGACATAGATGTATATGCAGTTTGGGATAGGGGCGAATACCCTGCTACTGGAACTGAACTTGCCGATATGTCTCCCGCACAGATTTACGGATTAACGGTTAGAAATAATTACTCATCACCTAATTCTTCAAACAACATTATGGGACAATACTGTACTGCAAAAGACAGAATTGATATTACTGTTGGAAAAGATTACTCATTCTCAAATGTTGAAGAACACACTCTTGTTGAGGTTGGCAAAGACCTTGTTCTCGACGGAACTGATGATACTGTTAAAGAGTTTAACTATAAATTATTTGACAGAGAAGATAAAGGTATGACTATGGTAATTGACTATGAGTTTACCAATACAACAGCAGATGGAACTTTGTTCTCTTGCTTCGACTTTGATGGATATAAGGGTCTGCGTTTAAGATATAGTTCCGGCTCTAACTTGCAGTGGGGTAATGTCAATGTGAACTGCGGAAACGGAAGGCAAAGAAACGTTGTTGTTGTTCGTAGACAGCCTAATAGCAGTACATTGCATTACTACTATTTCAATCTTAATAATATTACAGATGGAGTAAACTATTTCTCTGACAGCATTATTTCAACCAGAACTACAAGAACTACCGGTCTGGCAACCAATGCAAACATTGTTCTTGGTGCTATTAAGTATCAAGATACTGGTGTATATGATTATCACGGAGAAGGTGTTATCCACTTCTGTAAAGTTTGGATGGGAGACCTTGGAGATACGGTCGCAAAAGACTTGGCTTCTTGGTACAGAGAAACTTGGACTTTTGAATATATTGACACTGGTTTGTTTAGATTGGCTTCAAGTAATTCATACTATACAAATGCTTCCTTTATTTGCGCCCATACTTTGAGATACCGTATGCAAATGAATACAAGTAACACAAACAAAGATGGATGGGATGCTTGTAAGATGAGAAAGTGGCTTAATCCAACATATGATTTATATTCTGAAAACCACGAAACACAGTATGAGGGATATAATCGTGTATATGGTGCATTCCCAATCGAATGGCAGCAACTTATCAAGCGCACAAGAGTTCCTGCAAACCACGGAAACAACGACCAGACGGCTGTTACCTCTTATGACTATATTTATTTGCCTTCTTATAAAGAAATGGCAAATCCGACAGGTGCGCCGTATGTAGATGAGGGAACTTATATTGCGTGGTTCACATCAAACCCAACAAGAATTAAATTCAGAGGAAGATTGATTCCAGAAGATGCACAAATGATTACATCTGGTTCAGAACCAACCGCATCTGGATATGAATGTAAGAAAGGCGATGTGTGGATTAACACCAACAATAGTTCTATTGGTTATATCTTTGTAGACGATGATGAAATCGCAAAATATAATATGGCTACATCTGGTACTGGATTGCCTGATGACCTTAAATTGTATTGTACTGCAAACGGCGGTGGATGGGTCTCGGCTTATTACTATTGGGAGCGGTCTGCGTATGTTTCCGGCACGACTTACTTCTACTATGTCACCAACACCGGTAACGCCAACAACTACAACGCTTCCTACTGGTATGCGGTTTGCCCCTGCTTTTCTATCTAAAAGCAACGGGTGGGTCGTTGTAAATTTAATAATAGCAATCGGGCAACGCTATGTTGCCCTTTTGCTATTCTATAAGAAAAGAAATGATAAAGAAAGGATTTTTGTTATGGCAGTTTTAAAAAGGTTTAGACAAATATCATTAAGGCAGTTTCATCAATACATACTCGATTTATCAAATATGATAGACCACGATGTTAATAAGATGAGTTTGGAATTAAGAAAGTGTGTTTATCCTGATGTTGCGGAGAAACTATCTAAACTTAATAATCTTGCATATCAATTTAACAATGTGTATGTGAATAAGACAACAAAATCAAATTTGATAAAGAAGAATATTTTGATTATCAAAATGAATTCTACTGCTCTTGAACTGCATCGTGCATTACTTCCCTTTATTATTTATACTCCAAAAATCAGCAAATTTAGAGTAACCGCTTATTCGGATATTATAAACAATATAATTTTTTGCAATGAACATAACTATTATAGGGGTGATGATGTGACAGATGCTATGTATAATCGGGTAGAAGAATACGAAAATTATCTGATTGAATTAAGTAAGGAGATTTCTGAAAATAGCAAATATAAATTTGAAAGGTGCTATCATTTTTCAAGGAAAGAATTCCACACAGCAGAATACTTAAAGGCAACAAAAGCGTTGTCTGATTATACATTAAAGAAAGTTAAGCGTTTGAGTGATACAAATAGGCTGACGTATGGTATGAATCTGAAAAGGTTATCATCCGACATTATGTATTATTGTGGAAAGGCTAATTCAATCTTTCCAGAAACTTATGAAGAATATCGCCAAAGACTTAAATATTTACAAATGGCAAAATCATTGACCGATGAATATGATAGGGCTTTATACGACTTTATAAACATATTTGATTTAGAGGGAGATGTTATAGCCACTTGGACTAATAAGTATATGAATGTTGCTAAATTGATTAGAGCAATAATTAAAAGTGATAAAAGAAGATTTGCCAATCTTCCAAAGAAGAAAGATTTAGAGAACAAGGAGTAATCAATATGCGAATGTTTTATTGTCCGAAATGTGGGCATTTTGAATTAAAAAAGAATTTTGAAGAAAATCCATATGCCAATGAACTTACCATTAAAAATATGATAGATTTTTCTTTTATTCCTATCCAACATTATAAATGTGAATGTGGCAATTTTCTTGCTGGATATTTTGAATTTGTAACCGAAAATGATGTTAAAAGCGGTTACACAATAGACGAGGGTTATGAGAGTTTTCATAAACTTGGAGATAGACAGCAAGAAGATAATATCTTGTTTTACAAGGATATTATTATGCACTTTAATGAAGGCGGTAGGAATTATAATCGTAAATTTAAAGGTAAAAATATGGACTTTGAAAACTTGGGAGAATTTGCCAAATGGTGCTATTATGATAGGCTATCAAAAGAGAATACCGGCACTCTTGATAAAGATAAACTATTTTGTGCCGAACCTGCGATTTCTCAAATGTTGCAAGATATAAATTCGTAATATACATATTAGGTTAAATTCTGTTATTGCACGTCTTGGCGTGTTGCGTAGTTTGTTGTTGACTATGGGTCTCGGCTAATAACTATTGGGAGCGGTCTGCGAATGTTTCCAACACGACTAACTTCTACAATGTCAACAACAACGGTAACGCCAACAACAACAACGCTTCCAACTGGAATGCGGTTTGCCCCTGATTTTCAACAAACATTATCATAAAAAACACAATAGCCGTTATAAAGTGTTACCACGTGTTCGGTAATTTCAAGGTTCTTCTGTATAGGATAATATTTGTGTGATAATGGAAATTGATTGAAAAGGAGAATTTGACCTTCCGCTTTGCGGTAAATATAGATTGGTCGCCATATCAAATGGGCTAACGGCTATTTGTGCGAAGTTATATAAACTTTAATGGCACTGACCACTTGCATATTTTACGGAGGATTATTGTGGGTTCTAAAATAATAAAGAAAAAAGTTATTTCAAATTCTAAAAATTCAGGTTGTAAATCCATATATTATGATTCTGTATATGATATTCGTTGTTACATAGAAGCAAATAAATCAAGTGTTAAAAATGTGAGATATAAAAACAAAGTGCAGGAATATAACGCTACTCCTATTTTTCATATGGTTAGCAAAATACAAAAGTTTCAATCAAAAGATTATTCTGCTGATATGAATATGAGACGTGCTACAATATGTGAAAGAGGCAAGCAACGAGATATTGTTCCTATTGCTTTTCCAGAGCGTGTTCTTGAACACATTATATGTGATGAAATTCTGCTACCTATGTTTGAGAAAAGGCTTATATACAGCAATGGAGCAAGTCTTAAAGGCAAAGGTACGGAGTTTGATAGAGCCTTAATGTTTAAATATGTGCAAAAGGCTGCAAGAAATAATTATGAGTATGTTGTCAAATATGATTTTAAAAGTTATTTTGAAAGCATTCCACATAAGACCATTTTTGACACTTTGAGTAGATATATAAAAAGAGATGATGTTTTACAAATCATTATGAACATCATTTTGTCCTACAAACATACGGATATTTTACTTGATTATAATAATGGTAAAATATCAGAGCAAGACAAAAACAAATTGGTAAACGATTTATATAATTTGAAACTTCACGGCGTTTGCCTTGGAAGTCAAATTTCACAAATTCTCGCACTAATAGTTCCAAATCCATTAGACCATCATTTAAAAGATAACCTTGGTTTAAAATATTATGTTCGGTATATGGATGATGGAATTGTTCTTTGTAAAGACAAAGAAGAAGCGAGATTTGTATTACAAGAAATCAAGCAACAGGTTAGTAGTCTTGGATTAACATTGAGCGATAAAAAGACATACATAACGAAATTATCAAGAGGCTTCACATTTCTAAAAGTTGATTATTACGTAAGGGACAAGAAGATAATCAGGAAATTAAATAAATGTGGTATTGTAAGAATGAGAAGAAAGTTGAATGGATTATATCGGCTTGTTGATAGCGGAGTTATGACAGAGCAGGATGCTTTCAATTCTATACAATCGTGGTGGTCTCATTCGTTTATTGCAAGTGCTTTTTATCCACGAATAAATATGTTAAACAAGTATAAAACATTGTTTGATTATAAAATAGATTGGTTTCTATCAAGATTATATTCTATGAAACCAAGAGGAATAAACATAAGACTGGAGGGTTGTCTATGAATTATTATAAAATAATTGCAGATGGCGAATTTATTGGCGTTGGTAATAGTACGAATATGATTTGTTATCAAGTCAAACATAATATAATTCTTGCCTGTTCGGAAAAGAAAGCAGAATATATTATATGTGATGAAAAATTATATCGTGCCGATTGGATGCTTCCTGTGAATCCTATGTCTACAAAATATAGTTATACAAAAGCAGAAGTAATTGCTATTGAGGAAGAAGAATATAATGCTCTTGTTTCTGCAATAGAGAAAAACGAGGAAATTGTTATCGAGCCGGAAACTCCTGTTGAAGAAGCACCCGAATACATTGACCCTAATGAAGTCATTACGGTTGACTATGTTAAGAATGCAAAAATTGCGGAAATGAGCAATACCTGCAACAAGGTCATTACCAATGGTTTTGATGTGACTTTGAGCGACGGCAATTCCTATCATTTCTCTCTTACCACACAAGACCAACTTAATCTTATCACGCTTTCTTCTATGGTTGCAAATGGAGAAACACAAATCCCCTATCACGCCGATGGAGAATTGTGTAGGTTCTATTCAGCAGAGGACATCAATACAATCATCACAACTGCTACGCAGTTCAAAACATATCAAGTTTCGTATTTCAATGCTCTGAAGGCATATATTGAATCTATGACAGACATTGAGACAATCGGAGCGGTTGTATATGGAATTGAAATCCCGGTAGAGCATCAGTCCGATGTTTTAAAGGTTCTTCTTGCTGCTATGGCAACTGGCGGTGAAACCGAATGAAAAAGATAAATAAAAACCTGATTTTATTTTTGTTCGGCTTTATGGCATACATTACGATTGAAGTATGCTACCGTGGGTACTCATATCCGCTGATGGGAATTTGTGGCGGCATTGCTATTCTGCTACTTGACAAAATCAATAATAGAATATCTTGGGACACGGATATTCTCATACAGGGAGCGTGTGGCTCTCTCATCATAACATTCTTTGAATATGTAATCGGAGAACTCTTTCTCAATGGGGTTCTGCCGGTTATGTGGGACTACTCAAATGTATTCTTGAACTATAAAGGCATTATCTGCTTGCCGTTTAGTTTAATTTGGGTTGTGTTGTCTATCATAGCAGTTATTATTGCAGATGCTATCAATTACTATTTGCTTGATGATGAGGAAGTAATTCCATACTACAAACTTTTCGGAAAGACAATTCTGAAATTCAAATCTAAATAAGAAAAAGGGCTATAAGACTTGTTCGGTCTTGTAGCCCTTAATTTTTTGCGTTTTCACGCTATACTTGTATTACACGCTGCTTTGGTCATTTTTAGTAAATTTTTAGTAAAGTAACGATTCGATTTTCTAAAACCGCAATATTTAGGGTGTTTCAAGAAGTTATAACACCATATATTGTGTTTTAGTCACTTAAAGGTTTCATTGTTGGGATTAGTAGAACATCATTTCCCACTCTGAACAATTCGCTATATCTTGTGGTATTATCGTTATTTAAACACAACATATAGTAACCTACCTTTTCTTTTGATTTGCCATCTTCTTAAAACTTTGCAAAACTTCTTAAAATGAACGCTTCAATTTTTGCAAATTTTTTAGTAAATTTAGCAAATCTTCATTTTGCCCTCCAGACCCGCAAACGACTCTTTCTTCTTGTCACGAGTTGCCTCGTTATAAACGTCCATCGTCGTTGAAATGTCGGAATGTCCCATTATCTCCTGAATGACTTTGATATTGGATTCATTCTCACACATACGAGTACAGAAGGTGTGTCTCAAATTGTGAACCGAGAAATGCGGTAGAAGTAAAGGCTCTCTGTTCTGCCTTGCCGCAAGTTCACTTTCCTCGACATTGTAATCTCGTGTAATTCGTTCAATCGCTCTGTTAATGTTGTGTGGGGATAACACTCCATTAAATCTGTTAGAAAAGATAAAACCGGAATAACCATCAATGACAGTCTGATTGAAACCCTCTCTCATTTGTCTCATACGCTCATTAAGCAATGCTTTCCTTACAGCCTCAAACATCGGTATCTCACGCTCACCTGCTTTGGTTTTTGGAGTTGAGATATAGAACCCAGATTTGCCGGTGTATTCGTCTGGTCTATAAATAAGGCTGTGGTTAATATTGATAATGCCGTTTTTGAAGTCACAGTCATCCCACGTCAATCCAACGATTTCTCCAACTCTACAACCAGTACCAAGAAGAACTGTAAACAGTGGCAGCCAGTGACTATAAACACTGTGCGACTTTGTAAACTCAACAAATGCTTCTTGCTCACTAACTGACAATGCGTGTCTTTTTGGTTTCTCCCAATCGTTGCTCTTTTTGATTTCAGCCATTACACCATCGGTAGGATTAACACGGATATATCCATCTCTTACTGCCGTAGCAAAGATAGGATGCAAAATCGTGTGAATCGTCTCCATACTGTTTGGTTTAAAACCAACTTCACGAATGAGATGATTATAGAATTTTTTGATGTCGCTGTATTTGATTTCCGGGAGTTTCCTGCGACCAATGGAGTCCCAAACATACTTCTTATACATATACTTGTAGTTGGTTCGTGTTGAGGTTTTTAACTCCTGCTTCTGCTCGATATAGTCCTCGTAGAAAGCATTGAGTGTCATTTTCTTTGCCTTGAATGAATCAATCTCATCCTGCAAATCCTTGGCAATCTCTTTCTCCAATTCACGCAAGCATTTCTCGGAGTGTTTACCTTTGGGTGGTCTGTCGGTTTGTGTTAAAGTCCAACTATAAACAAACCTACTGTTACCCTTTGAATCAACATACCTATACATATATCTGCCATCGCTCTTTTGATATTCACCTTTTCCCAAGAGACGATTTTTCGTATCACGTCTTTCTGCCATCTTTTATCTTCCTTTCGTTCAGACAAAAGAAGCCGCAATACAAGTATGTACTTCTATTATACTACATTGCGGCTTATTCTGTCAACCGCTATGCTTTTAATCGTTATTTTACTAAAAATTTACTATTACTAATTATATTATATGTAGTTTTGTTCTGCTATCCATTGCTCAAACTGTGGTCTTTTTATTCTGACCCACGAACCAACATATAATACCCAATCAAGAGTTTTATCTTCCTCTATGATTTTTCTCAATCTGTTTTCACCAAGCATTGAATATGCTGCCGCTTCTTCAACGGTCAAGCACAACTTTTGGCTCGGCAACAAGTTTATCTTACTCATTGTGCTAACCACCTTTATTTACAGAAAGGCGGTTCATATCATAGAAAATAATACAAACCGCCCTCCATTTCTACTTGTGTCTCCACAATACTGAACTTTTATTTTTCTCTGCTTCTTCTCTCGAAGTGAATACCCTTAATTTAAGACTGCCCTCACTACAAAGCACCAAATCGGGATTAACAGTATCGCCGGTCAAATATCTGGTAAAGCAGTATGACCATCTCTTTTTCTTGTTAATTCGATACAATCTCATTTCCTCGACTTGTGCGTTATTGAACCTATCGAGAGTAAGAACAAAGTATGTGCGACCAATCACGAACTCACTCTCATAACAACTCTTAACAATTTCTAATGCATCGGATAAACCAGCCACATAATACTCTTGCTCTTTCGTCATATTGAGAGTAGTTTCAGCCGTGATTCTGCCGTTAAGTGCTTCGATTACCTTTTGCAATTTAGTTCGCTCCTGTGCTACCGAAACCGCCACGGTCTGCACCATCAAGATGGTCAACCTCAATGAATTCAAGTTCGGGCTGTTTCTTCATAATGCGGAACTGGCAAATTCTGTCATTTACCTTAATCTCGGTATCTTCCATTGCACGAACAGGCATACCCCAGATGTCGTTGTTGCCGCTATAAGAGTTATCAATGACACCCATATGGTTGGTCTGGATAATGCCCCACTTCTTAAATGTAGAACTACGAGGAAGGATATGTGCCTCATAACCATCAGGAAGTTTCATAGAAACGCCAAGGCTAATAATTGCCTTTTCGCCAGCCTTCAGCGTAACATCTTCTGCCGCTCTCAAATCAATCCAATCACCGACTGCAATTTTCTCAATCTTCACAAGGTCGGGATTGTGGTACTTAATCTTAATCTGTTCCATTTTGTCACCTATTTATTTCCTTTAAATATTTACTCTTTGACTCGGCTAAATACTTTTCAATTAGCCTACTTTGGTCTTTTGTTTTGCTATATGCGATAACATTGATAGTCTCGTGACCTTTTCTGTTAATGCCGTGGTTTGCAAGATACTTGATATTATTTTCTACCAAGTAGTTACACAATTTCAGAACATCCTCTTTATCGCTGCTTGTCAAGTGGTACTGCCACTTATCATCTTTCTTGCACTTGTCTAAAATCGGGAATGCTATGAGGTTTCCAATGCCAGATGCAATAGAGATAATTACGATGGTCAATATTGAGTCATCTTCGACAACCTCTGCAATAATGAAGTAGAACAGAAGTTGTGATATGACAACGAGGATTGATGAAACTATCTTTGCTCCACGGTATTGTAATATTGATTTTGCGGTCAAGATAATGTTATCTAAAATCTTGACTACAAATAATAGCACATACATCATTTCTTCAATAATTCAATAATATAGTCGGCTACACGGTCATAGTTTTCAATGTTACCCTTGATTTCTGTGAAATCAACATTTCTGGTTTGCAACAAATCGAGTAAAGGTGCTTTAAGAGCATCGCTTTCTTCCTCGGTCTGTAATCTACCTTTCGGATTGTATGGTTTATCTCTTAACAAAAGGTAGGAGAAATTATTGAACGAATTAAAACAGTTCATAACTGTTTGATTAAATTGTTCTCCAAGAACCTCGCTCTTATTATAGAGAATTGATAATGGTAAAGGACTATCTGTAACAATAACCTCGACCTTATCTCTACACCTACTCATTTTGTAGAACTGCTTGCCGAACAAATAACATTGATTGTCCGGCTTAAATACTTCGGCGTTTTCCTCCCAAACCTTGTCTTTGGCAAACTCGGTAATCAACTCTGCATTGATACCCGCCATCTTTAATCTGCTGAACACATATGCTGCACCAGTAGATTTACCGGCTGAAGGAACACCGAAGAAATTCACAACAATACAACCCTTACTTTCATCAATATGTACTGTCATTTACTCTCCTTTAAAAGAACCTCGTGTACGCTTACATAAAACTTTCGTGGAATATAGTCTGCATACAAAACAGGTCTTTTTTGAAAATAGATTTTGATGTCACTTTTATCATCTATCGTCATCCAAACATATTTTACGCTGTTACTATACTGTTTATCTGAAATACGAAATTCTTGTCCGGGCTTAACGATATATGTATCAGAATATGGTGAGGAAGAAAATTCTATAAATGCTCCATAATCACCTATTACAATTCGGTCATAGCCGTCACAAATTGGACTGCCGTTAAGAGTATATAAAGTATCAACCCCACCATTTATATTTAAGAAATCTGGAATGTTTTCTTTGAAGAATTGTCTATATTTGAATGATAAATCACTTGTTAATGGTTTATATCCATATTTCTTTGCAAGCAGAGATTCTATTCGTAGTGTATTCACTTTGAATCATCTTCTGCAATAAACAATCCACAGTGGCACATTCCGGTCTCGCCTCTTTCAATCATATCTCTGAACTCCTTACACTTACATTTAGTGTCGGGAGTTTTTGAAATTCTGCAAGGGCAATAGCCACCATTCTGTTTCAACTTTGCCTTAATGTCATCGGCATATTCTTTATCTGGATTTAACTTAACTCGCATTTACAAATCCTCTCTACGAAATTCTCTTTGCATATTGATTGTCACTTTGCAAATTCACACCAAGCACTTCATCAAAGTGTGCCTTTTGGTCTGGAATGAATCTACCATATTTAATAATGATGTTAGGATATTTTTGCAGGAGCAGATAATAGTTCTGGAAGTTGGTCGTAACTTCTTCTTCTGTGTAGCCGGTGTAAATCACAACATCATCGTTGTTTCCAGCACTCCTTACCATATCAATGAACCTTATAACATTGTCGATGTCCTCAAATGGTTCTAATCCACCGAATACGATGGCACTTGATAATGGATTACTTAAATATCTTTCTACCAATCTTTCAATCGGTATTTCAATGTCGGGTGAGTTGGCAAGTGCGCCGTTCTGACACACCTGCCGACCCGATAATTTATCACATTTGAATGAGCAAGAATGACACCCAATAAACATAGAAGTTATCTTATAGTTGACGAAATCTTCATCAACTAAATTCTTGACATACACTCTTACTCACCTAACATCTGTGCATATTCATACCACTGGCGAGTATTGAACTCTCTCTTTCTGTCTGCCGAGTAACTTCTTGTGGGAACAAGGTAGCCAACAATACGCTGGTATGTATCAAATACAGGCTCTCCACAAACAGGGCAAATATCAGTCCCTACAAAGCCGTGATGGTTTTTGCATTCGTTAATGCGAGTATTGAATGCGAAGTAGATTACATTGGAAAGAGCAATCTTATTCAAAACATCCCACGCTGCATCTGTGTTCGGGAAGTTTGCTTCAAGGTTGATATGGCTAATCGAACCGCCGGAACACTTTGCATCAAGGATAGAACTCAACTTCAACTTCTCTTTGATGGTACACTTGGTTGAAAGAGGAATCCACTGATTTGAATAGATGAATTTGTCATTGAGACTATACATCTGATTATCTTTCTGGCAAAGGATAACTGCGGCTCTTTCTGCCGGAACACTCTCAATGTTGAATGAGAATTCATTCGTGAAGTTGTCCTTTACATCATTCAGCACATCGAAAATCTTACTTGCAAACTCAATACCCTTTTCGGTATAAGATACATTGCCGAGTTCATCAGTTTCGGTATAGCCGAATGCTTCAATTACCTCATACAAGCCAAGAATGCCGATTGTGCAATACTGCTTGCTCATTTCAACTGCACCCTCTTGATAGTTCGGGAGTAATCCCTTTTCAACATTTCTCTTAATGATATGTCGAACAGTTTCAAGAGTCTTGCAGCAGAGTTGTGTTCTCTTGCGGAGCAGTGCGAGATATTTCTTTTCGTCACACTCGGTTTCAAGAGCGATACGCATAAGGTTGATTGTGTTGACCTTTACAGAACCGATTGACAGGGCAGTACCACCGATAGAGTTGATAAATCCACTCAACTTGGTAGTATCGGAAAGAAGTCTGCAACAGTTTGACAAAGTGGTTACATCTTCACTTACGAAGAAGTTACTGTCATTCCAAACGGTATTGTGGTCAGAACACCAACGAGCAAATTCATTATCAACAAAGACGTTGTAATCTTTGTTTTTAATCATTTCCTCTGCTTCTTCCTTGGAAATGTCATTACGCTTCAAAAGAGAGAATGTAAGCACGGGGAATGTGAACATATTCTCACTTCTAATGCTTGAAACAACTTCCATAAAGATTTTCTGATGCTCAATCAGTTCATCAACACAGTCGATTACGAAAGTGCCATCGGGATATTCAACACCACCGAACAATGACTCAATGTAGTTTCTATCAAAGATAGATACATTGACAAAGGCGGTCTGGTCAATTCTCATAAATGGCTGATTGAGTCTGTAAATGAGTTTCTGGAAGTGCTGTCTCAAATAGTAATCAGGGTTCAAAATGTAATAACCTGATTCGCAGTCCTTCTTCCAGAAGTAGTAAGTCCAAATAAGGATATTCGGAATACCAACTGCGCCGGAACTGCGGTTACTCATATAACTGATAAACTCAATAACATCGTCAGTGAAAGTAGACAAATGTTTTGGTGGCTGGTTGTTATAGTTCTTCAAGAAGAACAAACCTTCAGTAGCCAATCTTGACAAATCGTATGCGTAGCAGTAAGGAAGATAGGTTGAAGTAGGAGCATCGTGGAGATAGAAACCACCATTAAACTCTGTTTCAAGCCACTCTTTTGCGGTACGAAGATTGTACTTCTTCTTCATCTCATAGAAAATCTTGTTGAATGCAAACAACTTATCTTCTGACTTGCCTTTTTCACTCAACAGACTTCTAATATCCTTATTGGATGCGTTTGCATTTGCATCAATGGTAACGTCGGCAATATTCTTGTCAACAAAACCATCAATGAAGTCGGAGAAATTTAACTGTGATTCGTGAATGCCATTGAGGATTTCAAAATTCTCTCCGTACTGTTCGCTCAATGCGAGAAGTGTTCTCTCGAAGTCACGATTCACCTTAATCGGAATATACACTTGTTAGACCTCTCTTTCATTAACCCACTTGTTTGCCTCGGCAAAGTCCATCAACTTGCCGTCCACGGAAAGTACAGGCACTTGGTCAATGCCTAACGAAGTCATTACATCAATGTCGTTGTTCTCGGTGTACTCAATGTTCTTTTCCGTGAGTTTCTTCTTTAAAACATTGCACTTCGGACAACCGGTAGAATATAGGATAATATTCATTGGTTTATCTCCCTTACAATAAAAGATAATTTATAATGTAATCCGCTGCATCTTCGAGAGTGTTTTCCTGCCTTAACATTCCCATCTGAATCCACGGATGACTTACATTTGGTTCACCAACTCCGACTATATGAATATGTTTGTAGCCAAACTCATTCATTGCTTCAATAATGCCGAATTCAATGTGAGTACCTATGCTATCCGCAATGGTTGTGAGGTCTACAACAACAATGTCGCTGTCTTTGAGTTGGTTAATCTCCCACATTCTTGCTTCTCTTTCATTTACTTCATCGCCGTATTGGTAGAAAATAGGTGGATGAACAAATGTCAAACTTTTATCGCATCTTGAACGGATAATGTTTTCTAACTCTTTTCTCCATTTCATCTGCTCGTCATAAGATAAACCACCCATTTTACCGGCTGTGAAAATCTTAAAAGTTCTAATTTGTACCACCCACCTTTAATAACTTGATTTCATACTGTTTGAATTAAAGTCTTTGACAAACTCGGCTGCTTTGTTCTCAAATCCAGCCAAATCGCCATCGTTATCTACAACAATGTCATACTGATAATTGAACACGTTGCCATCAGCCATATTTGAGGTAATCTGCTTAACAGCATCTCTCTTAATGAGGACTGTCTTTGCACCAAAGGCTACTTTTGCCTTTTCGATTTCCTCTGGCTCTCTGATATGTAAGAACAACATTGCTGCATCGCTTTCGGTAAATTCTTTTACCTTTTCACTCATACTGTTGAAAGGCATATTGTTGTAATCAGTACACAACAACTTCAAATCGGAAAGGAATTTTCGGTCTTTTTCGGTTTTGCCACCAGTCCAACCGATAATCCTTGCAATTTCTTTAACCTTGTCAACAGACGAGAAGTTCATAACGGAGAGGCTGAACACCTTTGAAACCAACTCAACAAAGGTGTCCTTACCAACTCCTCCAGAACCATTGATAATAAATACTTGCTTATTCATTTCTCTCGCTCCGTCTAATCGTTAATTTCGCTCAAATCAACACCTACGGCTTCTGCTTGTTCTGATAATGTCAAATCATCAAAAGCCTCTTTGATTCTTGCTTTTGCACAATCTTCGCATAAGTCATCACCATCACTGCGATATTTTGCTCCCTCATATCCACAGTCATCGCAATAGTCTACCGGAACATTGCGGTAGGGACACGAACTGCCGAGACAAGGTAAACCACAATCAACACAATGGTTTTCTATTCTTCTGCTCATTGCTTTTTACTCTCTAACTCATCAATAAAAATGAGTTCTTGTGAATAGGGCAATTTTCTCGCCCAAGCAATGAAGTTCGGAAGGTCAGGATAGTCCTTTCCAGACCATTCATTCAGTTTGTGATTTCTTCTTTGACCCTTACTACAAATACCCAAAAGGTTCTCATAGTTGAATGTAAGAGTAGCCTTCATTTCAAATCCGTCGGGCAATAACTGAATGATTGCTCTCCAATATGTCTTATCCTGCGTTTCATTAAACTTTTGACGAAGGAACTCCAAGGTGTCAATGACACGCAAGAATGTTGCCTTGGCTTCCTCAATTTTGTCAATGCAGTCGTGAGCAAAATCATCTTCGCAGAAAGTCTTAACGTGGATTTTGTGCATAGTAGAGCAACTGTTTCTAACCGTTGCAACCTTATATGTATCGTATTCTTTCCACCAATACATAGGTGCTGTTACATCAACACAGACAAAAATCTGTCTCATAAACTTACGATGTTCAGAACCAGCCCTGATGAGTTTTTGAGCAAGTTTCATATCATTTGCACCAATGATATATCTGTCGGGATGTTCGGGAAAATCCCAATAACTATCGCTCATATCCCAACTGTTCATTGGGTTACGCATTCCTCTTAATGCGCCATCGAAGTTCATAACCTTCGTGTTTTCAAACTTCATTTTATGTCTCCTTATTTACTAAAAATCTTGTTTTATCCAGCAATAAGTCATCAATACACAGAGTATCTAACTTATAATGTGGTATTCTTATCAAAGGAATATTGTGTTGTTTACACCATTCATTTTTGTATTTGTCTCTTTCCTTGATTCTCTTTAAAATTTCTTCATTGAACCAAGAACTTTGACCACATTCATACTCATCAGAATGCTGTATTCCATCAAATTCCAACAGATATGAGTTCTCAATGTAAAAATCAAATCTGCATTTGTTTTGAATATTCTCAAAATAGCAATCTTTGAAAATCTTCTCACGTTCATAGGCGATGCCATTTTCATCTAATATTTTTTGAATTGTAGCCTCGCCAGTAGAATTTCTTGTGCAACCGCAAGATTTTGTATTGCCATTTTCAAGAGATGCTTTTCTTACCCAAAATTCTTTGCCACAGAATTTGCATTCGGCAAGTACATAGCATTCATTAAATCCCCTATTGTCTGGTCTATAATCTGTATCAACAATTTTTGTTCCATTGATTATTTCACCTTGTTTTGGGCTTTTGTCTCTATAATGCTTTGATACTATTTCATACTTTTTGCAGCCACACGAAACAGTTCTGCCGGAAGTTAAATTCGTAGATAATACTTCACACTCTTTACCACAGACACATTCACATCTCCAAATCACTTTTCTCTGGACTCTTTTTGTTGTTGGGTATAATGCTTTTAGAAAACCGAATTTTCTATTTGTTAAATCAACTTTCATACCGAAAATCCTTATAGGTTTTCAAATTCTCGGATTTGTTCGATGGAATAACAACCGCCTCTGCTGTTGTAGTCATAGTGCTGCGTTGAAAATTCATTCAGCAGCGGTAACAGTTGGTTTAGAAGTGTTTCCGTCTTATTTTTAATGTCTTTTCTTTTGGAGCGGTATCTTTCTACTCGCTCCTTGTGTGCTTGCTCTTGCTGACTCTTTACTTCTTCAAACTGTTTGCGCTTCGGGTCTTTCCATCTATATCTGAACCACCAAACGATGAATAACCACCATTTCTTGCAGGTCTTGCCGTATGTAAGTCTGTGCTTTGCACATTCATACCAACCTTTCTTGTTATCGACAGCATCAAAATATTCAATCATATCTCTTATTGCGCTTGAATATTGAAGTGTAGGTTCACCACTATCTTTCTCATACCAAGAAGTGTCTACATTGATACCGTGACAACGTGAGGTCGGAATTTGCACCTTAAATCCCAGCATATCGAAATATACATAGTTACAATGAACCACGATATTCTCTGCGAGAGGAAAAGTGTTTTTAACAAGAACCGCAAGCAAGTCGGAACTTCGTAGCGGTGTTTCACAAATTGTGTGCCATTGTTTTTCTGTGACCGGTTTTGAAAAGTCGATTGATTTTACTATGGCTATTTTATTTTGGGTTTCATCAATTTCTCTATTGAGTTCTTTGATGGCATCTGAAACATCATAAATCATATTTTGTGTTGCCTTTCTAACATCTTACAAAATGTACCGTGTTAAACCTTTGGTCTGGGAACTCTTTGAGGGTTACGTGTGAGATATACCCACCGATTTCGATTGACTCAACCTCATATACTTTATCTTGCTGCAAAAATTTGTGTGCCTGTTCAACATCACCCTTATAGCCGCTATCAAGTTTAACAGCCTTTACTTTGCAACCTTTTTCACAGAAAAGAATTGATTCTTTGTTATCGGAACACTCACCACATAGCCAATCGCCACCATATGTGAGTGTAACCGAATCAAGAACTTTTCCGCATTTCTTGCACTTTGCATTTCCAAGCATAATCAAGTCCCCCTTATTGTTGTTCATCAAACATCTTTGCAGTATTGACGAGAATCTGCCTTAATTGAGGACTGATATTGAACCTGCTTGCATTGGTTTCAATGCTTTTGAGAATGTTACCATCAATATGTCTCTGTGAAGATGCTTTCCAGTCACAGAACATTTCAACAATATCGACGAGGTTCATATCATTGATACCTTTTGCGAAGTGTTCAGGATGATGGCGGTAGTTAGCATAGTGATGTTGCAATGCACCATTCATTTCTTCAAGGTGCTGCATATATGCTTCACTCCCGTATGTAGTCTCTGCAAGTTTAGGAGTGTACTCGGTGAAGATTTCAACCTCTGGGCTTTCCATCTTCAATCTGTCGTGTTCAGTACCTCTGGCAGTCAGTTTGTCAGTGAAAACTCGGATAATCTCTCGCACCTTTTCAATGTGCTTCATAGTCTCCACTTGGCATTCTGCTATTGTCATAAATCTTCTCCTTTAACTTTGATATAAGCGTTATTTGCAAACGCCACGGAATTCTCTCGCACAATCCATTTCTTATCGAAGTTATCATAAATAGGTATTTGCCTACTCATCTTAACTCTCATTGGTTTATTGGATTTTGCGGCTTGTTGAGCAAGACCGAGAAATTGCTGTTCAAGTGCAACTCTCGGTGCTTGCACAGTCTGGTGTTGGATTCTATCTTCAACTTCTATATCAAAGGTGCATTCAAAGACTTCCATTTGTTCTCTAATCTTTTCAAACAATGAACCTGTCTCCTTTACAATAAAATCCCAATTTTATTATCACTTTTGACGGTTATAAATGCGTTTTGGTCTTGTTCCGTCTTATTTATTATAATACCTGTTTATTCATTTGTCAAGTAGTTATTCTAAATTATTTTTAATTTTTTAACTCAACGAGATACTTGATTGTGCATTGTTCTTCCTTATACACAATAATCTCATCATTCCTTAACATAGAACCCTCGTGAGCGTGTAAGCAGTTTGCTCCCGGACACGCTCTCTGCAAGGCATCATAATTGAAATTGTAATATTTGCTGTCAAAGGAATGCACATCATATGGCTTGCCATATGCAACATCCATCAAAGCCATAAAGCCAGAAGAAGAACTTCCATTAGCCCAATAACTTCCTGAAAGGCTGGTATATCCCAATGACTTTCTTGCCTTTGGAGCATAGTAGATTCCATATCCGAACATCTTGCCGGTGATAACTGCATTGGTAGGTCTCAACACAAGACCGCTGTTGATAATCGACCACCAATTTTCATTTCGGCTGCCGTGGAACAGCAATCGAACATCTTTGATGTTATTGTCCTTGACAAATGTATCAAATCTCTCTTGTGTTCTGACATTCTTGACTTTCCAAGCCTTATGGAATTTATCGGAGCAAGAACCAAGTGCCACTCTGATTGTCGCAATATCTTCTGCTGAACATTCCTCAAACTCTAATCCAAGTTGTTCGAGAATTGTCTTATCATTGATGGGCTTATCATCTTTGACTTCTTCAATGACTTGCTTCTGCACGACCTGACCTTTCATAATGTCGAGCAGGTCTTGCTCTCTGCTGATGATTTTTGCAAACTGTGTATCATCGTGAGCAATGTAACTACTTACCGAACCCATTTTTCTCGGAATAACGGTAAATAACTTTAAGAGTGTTTGATTGAATATCTCCTTATCCTCAATGGTTAAAAGGCTTGTAAGAATGGTCTGTGCTTCGTCAACCATTGCTTGTGTAACCTTATTTGAGGAAATTGTATAGTTCTCGCTGATTGCTTTTCGAGCCATACTTTGCAATCTTTCAACAATTTCTGCGATAACCTTATTTTCAATCTCTTTGTATTCAGACTGTTTCGGCTTTTCGGTGCTTATCAAATCTTTCACAAGGTCTGTCTGGTCAACATATCCCTTGCGGATTTTTTCATTGTATTTCGCATTCCATTGGCTCATAGGATAGGTACGGCTTTGTGAACTGCTTCCTATGCGACCATATTCCGCAGTCCACGAATCGCCGTGTGGTGTCATACGATAATACTTATTGTTGTTTGCACCAGCCGTAACCATTACCAAATACTTTGGTGTAAAGTCCGGCATATCTTATCTCCTTACAAACGACAAATCAAAATCTCGATGTCGGTATCACCGAACACATCCTCGATGACATCCTTAACCTTATCCCAAGACAAGCAATCCAACCCACAACCGATAAGAGGCATTGCCAACTTATCAATGTTGAAGTTCTCGCACTGCTCTCTCATATCTTCGAGAGTCTGATACAAAGTATCATATGTAGGCTTATGGAAGCAACGCTGCTTGGTTACAAGATTGAACACATTGTCAACAAGCAATGCTCTGCCAACATTGGCAAACTTCTCGCCTTCAGGAATAGCAAAATCACGATGGAGTTTAAATTTCATATTGTAATTTGCATCAAATGCTTTTGCGATACCTGCACCAAGGGCATAGTCGCCACTAATGCAGTGTGCAAGGTAATAACCCTGCGGAACAGTAAATAAATCCTGCTGTACTTCTTTGATATTCATACTCATTTCCTCCGAATTAAGTAATCTCCATAAATCCTCAACGGTCTCGATTGCAATAGCCTCACCGTCTTTACCCATAATCATCTGAATGGCTGCACACTTGCCGAAGTTAAGTTCATATACCCAATGATGAATAAAGCCATACTCATCATTCGTTACCCCCGAAAGTAACTCGACCATTGACTTTGCCATTTCGGAAGGTTTGCGATAAAAACGTCTATGAGACAAAATGCTGTCCTCAATCTCATTGAGATACTTTTTGAATTTTTCAAAAGTTAATTCCATTCTTATGCTCCCTTAATTTTCTTTAATTCTTTCAGCGACTTTAAGATGGATTCCCAAACACTAATTTCTGTCGGGTTGTTCTCTTTCCTTGCCGCTTCAAGTCTTGTTTTAGCAACTTCAATTTGACTTGCTATATTCATTTGTCTACCTCTTTCTTCTCATCTTGAAGAACTTGTTTCCATCTGAATTTCTTGTCGCCAGCCTTGACAATACCTTTATCTTCTGCTTCAAATCTTTTCTCAAAGTCGTGTACGGTGTGTCCGTCAGATTTAAAGGTAGTAGGACTGTCTTTATCCCACTTTAAAAGCAACTGCCAAAGGTCTGGATAATTCTTTCTTAAAAGTCGGAGTTGGTCTACGCCTTGGTTATGGCAGAACCAACAACCTCCTCTTGTTGCGGTTGTATAGATTGGAGAAAGCAAATCGTTTTCTTCACACCATTGTCTGCAATATGCTTCATCCCAACCTATGTCTACGAGTGGTAACATTTTACCCGGAACGGAATGTCTCTTAATTCGCTCTGGCTCATCAGCAGCAATTCCGAGGTACTGCACAATATTTTTCTTCGCCCCTTGTGCAATGGGGCTGCCAAAAAACCCGCTGTTTGAGTTGGGTACACCAATTCCCTCTGCCGATTGAGATTGGAAACCCGTATGGCAGCAATTTTGAGGTTGCTGTTGCACCAAGTTCCTCTTGGAATTGGGAATCCGAGAATTGATTTGTCTGAACACTGGCTTTTTGAGTCCCGAATTGCACCACGGGACTTGCTGCACTGGGAATCCATTCGGAGAACTTGCTGTGAATTTCTCCCCCCTGCCGTTTGAGGCTTCTTCCGTCTCTTGGGTATATGATAAAACAGTTTTTCGTAGGTTATTTTCTCTTGCGATTGACTGCAAGACATTAACTTTGAGTCTGCTGTTACACCACGCTCCGAGGGTGTAAGGGAAACCATAGATTCTGTCTTTGTTTCTTCCTTCGTTAATCCACTCGTAGAATTGGGTGTCGTAGGTAAGTTTCTTACCCCCGAACAGCGCAGATATGTTCGACTGTATATCCGTATTTTTCCTTGATAATCTTGTCGGCGTGTGCCTTAAAATCAATCATAGGCGGTAAGTCTGCCGGAATGGTATCAGTCGCCCATACCTCTGCGTGTACGATTCTATCAAGTGGATAACCGAGTTGTTTAATCGCTTCGAGACAAGCAAGACTATCTTTGCCATATGAAAGAGACAAGATATATTCTGTGTTTGGTTCTCTTTGCATTTATAACTCTCCTTGATATATTTTTGTTATGGTGTTATTCCTGCTTATCTGTAAAATTACATATTGTCGATTTTATGATAAGAATTAACCCATAGTTCTTTTGTTCCCGGAATGGATTCCCATTCTCCGTTTTCATTCTTTCTGCTCTTTGGCTTTTCTTTTGTACTTGTGATTCTGACAATATCACCTACTGCCAACTTATCTTTGTTGAATGTTCTCTTATCAATCTTACAATCAAGAGTAGTACCATTCTTCAAAGAGTATAGTTTAAGCCTTGGAGAATACTTTGTGTCAACGGCTAATACAGCAGCCATTCTGCTATACTTCGGGTCTGCGATAGTGATATAGCCAAGATGCTCGGTTTGTGCTTTAATCTGCTCCGACAATCTTCTTGCCGGTGCTTTAATTTCTCTTGCAGCAACTCTTACAAAAGCATTAAAGTCAACCTCTGTGAACATTTTTGCAGTTTCTTTACCTGCATATGGTCTAATCATATCTAATGAGATACCAAGTTCTTCCAACTCATCTTTCTTGAATTGTTTTCTTGTGCTGAAGGTATCAAAGAACTTATATTGTGCCATCAGCGTATTGGCATCTCCAAATTCAGAGAAGAAGTCCAAATCAATCAATATCTTCAACTGACGTGCATCCGTTGAAGTCTTTGCGGAAATGTCATAAAGCAAATCTACAAAGGAATCATATTTGTTCTTTCTTAACTCATAAATTTCGTCTGCGATTTTAGCATTCATATATTTGATAGACTGAATGCCTTTATAAATGCTGTTATCGTCTTTCGATGGAGCATATGTACCCTTTGAGTATCTGAATTTGATTGGTTTTAACTTAATATCAAAGAAAGACAACTCATCGGTTAATTTCAATGTTCTTACACTGTCATCTCCATAGTAGTTAAGTGCTACCGTGTAATACTCCAAAGGATAGTGTGATTTCAGATATGCACCATATAAACTGTCATAGGCGTATGACAATGAGTGAGAAGCATTGAAAGAGTATTTTGCAGCCTGTTCAACAACCGTCCAAGTCTCAATGAATCCATCCTCTTTGCCAACTCTTTCTTTCCAGCCGGTAAGAAGTTTTGCTTTCAATTCCGCAAGTTCTGCTTCCTTAAATTTCTTCTTCGCAATCTTCTTGATGATGTCATAAGAGCCAGTTTCAGGAATGCCGAGCCAAATTAGATATTTCATAATCAACTCTTGGTAAATCATTCTGTGCTTGCCCTCGATGAGAATTTCATCAAGTTCTGGAACACCAGTTGTATATGGTTTTCTGTCAATAAAGTCTTGTAACAGACTTGCACATCCGGGACGAATAATCGCAACGAATGCTGACATTTCGGAAACATTTTTAGGACAGTAAGTAGTTACAAGTCCAGTTGCAAAATCACTATCAGCCTGATTGATTGTGCTGGTTAATCCATTCTTATAAATGTCAAATGTGGCATCGTCGAACAGATTGTCAATTTCTCGGATAGTAGGAATTGGTATTTCTGCAAGTTTACAAACATCTCGAATAATCGCCCAAACTGTAACAGTAAGGTAGTCATTTTTAAGGTATTTGTATTTGTCACAGTTATAACCATCAAGCAAGCAGCAAAACTTATCTTTACTGGTTCTTACTAATCCCAACTCTTTTCTTACCGGCTTATCGTACAAAAGCATTGAACAAGGAGATTCTGAAATACTCTCAATTACACCGACAAATCTCTTACTGTCTGCAATGATTTTCTTCCACTTACTGTCGTTCTCATAGAGTTCAAGGTTTTTAGCAATATCGTCGTATTCGTCAATATCTTTGCCTATACCTTTACAATAAGTTCGGAATGCAGATGCATCTTGGAATGGCTTCCAAGCCAACATCCAAGCACAGTTATCCTTGCCGAGCAAATCTTCTGTTGCTTTGATGAATGGTTCTCTGTCGGTTGTATTAAGGTCAATATCAGGAAGTGACCTTGTACCCAAAATTCTCTCAACGGACATAAATCGTGTTGGGAACAAAGTAATCGGTGAAGATACTCTGTCAATATCGGTAAGTCCGAGAAGTTTTGTTATATAGAAACTCGGTGCTGAACCTCTACCTGTATTAGTTAAACGACCATCGTACTTTTCTTGACCGTCTTTAACAACTTGGTAGTCAATTAAGAAGTAGTTCTCCATATGAGTTTTCTCCACAATATCCAACTCATAAGAGATTGCATCCGTATATTTTTGCCACTGGTCTCTCGGAATGTTGTTTCTTTCGATAAGCCATTGTTTGCGGATAATCTTTCTTAATTCCTCTGTTGGGTTCTCTGCAACCGAAGGAAGTTTAATATCATCGTTGATAAGAGTGAAAGGTTCACACTCATCAAAGATTAAGGTGTTTTCAAGTGCCTCTCTGACCTGCTCACGAGACAGCACACCTTGTTTAGCATATCTGCGATAGATTTCATCATCATCAGGATAGTCGAGGACAGAACTACCCTCGTCCTCATAATAGATGTCTTTCGCCTTTAATAGAATATCTCTATATTCTGTATCTTGTGGATAGATATAATGAGAGTCGTTTGCGTGGATAATCGGGATATGGGCTTCTTTGCTTAATTTCAAAAGTTCTTGATTTACCTCAATCTGCTTTTGGAACAAATGAGACTGAACTTCAAGAAAGAAGTTTTTACCGAACTTCCTATGTAAAGCAAGGATAAGTTCTGGGTCATTCCAAATACCTGCCACACACGCAGTTGTGATAATGAAGTTGTTTGGATTTAATGAGAACAACAATTCTGTGTCAATTCTCGGCTTGTAGTAGAATCCGGTGGAATGCGCTTCGGTCATAATGTCATTCAACTGCATTGCTCCATCATTGTTCTTTGCAATGATAACCAAGTGCTTGTTGCTTCTGTCCTTTGCGAACCTATCTTTTACAAAATAGGTTTCCATTCCGTATCTTAACTTCAAATCATATATCTTTTTGCCATCTTGGTCTTTTCTATTGACCAAATCAAGCCAGTCGAAGATATTGCCGGTGACTCCGTGATTTGTTGTAAATACGGAGTCGTGACCCAATTCAATGGCTCTCTTGCAATATTCTTCTGGTTTAACCACTACGTCCATAGTCCACGGATTGCCGTAATGGTCGTGTTTATGGTAGTTATTATATCGTGCCATATCTCACCCTCTACTCGCAGCCTTTCTGTACTCGCAAGAGTGTCGGAAATTACAAAGATTGGTACAATAGAAGAAATCCTCTGAAGGCTCAAATTCTTCTTCAAGTTCGATAGTCTTAATCGTATCTTTGAACCACTTTATTGCTTCTTCATACTCACTCTGGATAAATGGAATTGTTGCAAACACACCGCCATCCTTGAAGTGATTCCAAGTAATCTCTTTCGGGAACTCTTTATAAGTTTGATGAATTGCGTGGCAATACAAATACATCTGTCTCTTATAAGATTCAAAACTCTGCTGCGACTTTTTCTTTATTTCTCCGTTCTTTTTGAACGGATATTCTGAACTCTTGTGGTCTAATACCACAATTTTGCCGTCTCTCTTATCTCTCAACAGTAAGTCGATAAAACCAATGAAGTCATATCCATCAACTGTGAAACGCTGCTCTAACTCTACTCCAAGAATTTCATAGTCTTTTAACCACTCAATATCAAGGCTTGCAAAGTAGTCTGCAATGGTCTCATAACTCTTTTCCATAGTTGATTTCTTGACCTTATAACAAACATAGTTGTCATAATTGTCTATGTAATATTGCAAAGCATCTTCGACTTTGAGTTCACCCTTGAAAATCATTGCAAGAATTTCGTGAACATAACTGCCGACTTCTGCATAGAAATTACCTTCAGACAAGTATTGGTTATCATCGTTGATAATGTAGTCGAGATAAAATTCATACTTACAATGACCAAAACAGGTGGCACGAGAATACGACCATCGAGTTTTTCTGTCATTGCCCTGTGATTCGCTCATATCCTCACCACCTTTCTTTTATCTGAATATAATTCTTCCCATATATCTAACCCACAATCTACCGGTGCGTTCTTTGTCTTTGCACCGCCGAGCAACTTCTGTTTATCTTCGATGATATAAACATTGGTTACTCTCCTTAACTTATCAATATCTTCCCTAACTTCATCCTTGAAGTAGTTGACATCCGAATCATATGCCAGCACAACATTTACCCTCAACTTAATTAGCAAGTCAATCTGTTCGGGCGTTAATGTATGTTTTTCTGCGGAAACACAATTCTTGTAACCCCAGCCATATGCTTTCATAACACTCTTTACGGATTCAAAAATGATAACCTCATTTTCTTCTTGGATATAGGGGAGTGTTGTTTCAAGACCTTGAAAATAGTCCATCACACCAACGGTATAGTAGTTTATATATTTAGCAATCTTCATTGCTTTGTAATTTTCATATCTTGTTCTGCCCTTGACATTTATAAGGTTGCCCTCTATGTCATACACAGGGTAAACAATTCTATTGCCAATATCGTCAATGCGAACTCCGAACAAATCCATTACTTCTTGCTCAATGCCTTCGTCCAGCCATTCTTGAACTTTGCATTTCTTATACTTCTTCATTGTGGTGGCAGGTAGAATTTCGTGTTGGTAGACTTCTTTCTTTTGACTTTGCATCATTCTATATCTTTTGAGGAAAGTCATTGTTTTGGATTGGCACATTTTTGAAAGGTCAACATTTGCCAAACTTGCAGCCTTTTTAACTGCATCTTCAAAAGACATTCCCTCGAAGTCTATAAGATAACCAATCATTCCACCTGCTTTACCACAAGAAAAGCAATAGTAAGAATTCTTTGCGGGAGTAAACGATAGAGATGGAGTAACATCGACGTGCAGAGGACAGTTTGTGAAATAGTCCTCTCCACGCTTTTCGAGTTCTAACGACTGGCTTACATAGGCATATAGGTCGGCTTCTTCATTGATTTGTCTTAACATTTCGTCATCATAATTCATCCAACCTTACCTCCAGTCTTTTTAAAATGCTCCGTTCCTATCGTGCTGTTCTGCTTCGATAATCGTCATTGTATCGCCGGAGAATACGAAGTCGATGTAATCTTCCTCATCATCTTCCTGCATTTGCTCACCGAGACGATTAACATAGATTTTTGCGAATGAGTTGCCGCACTTCATACCGTCTTTGGCAATCATTTCTTGTGATTTATAATCCCATTTGATACCGACAGAAAGATAACGGTTAATCTTATCGCTGTCTGCAACTTCACCGGCACGGTTTAACTGACAAGCCGTAAGAACTGAAAGATTCAATTCACCTGCAATCTGGTTTTTCAAAAAGTCACATTTTGCACCGAGGATATTGTAGTTATCACTTGTTGAAGTCGCATTGCTCTTGATATAGTCAAA